GATCCTAAAAAGAAATACTTTATAGAGTACAGAAACAAGAAAAATAATCATGTATCTGCAACAATATCTGGAATACAAGATAAGTAATGAAAGAAAAAAAGATAACAATAACAAGTAAAAACATAACTTCTAAACAATGGTCTGTTTTATTATTAGAGTTAAATTTAATGAAACAAGCATGGAAACCTTATGCAAAAATAGAATTAAATGCACCGGGTTTAAAAAAGATATTGACTTATGGAACAAGATCTTATGACAAAGATTGATTTTGCGAATGGACCTTATAATATTAAACGACGGATTGTATCAACTCATTCCAGTTACCAAAGAGATATTGGACGGAATAGTATTAACGCAAGACGTTGATTGTTTTGATTTGTGTGACATACTGCGTTTAAAACTAACGGGCTATGCCACGTCGCTAAACCTGCACATGATGAGTGATGGGAGCGGAACTTGGGTAGGATGTATGTGTAAATAGATATGAAAAATAAAACATTACATGGATATTACTATAACGGTAAAAGTCTATACGAACTATGGATAGACGATGATGGTAATATTACACAGAAAAAAATATAATAAACCTATCACAAAGAGGGAAGGGTGATAGGTTATTGTGGTGAGATGAAGTTGCTATACCACAATTTAGACACAATTTCAAATACTATCGTCAGGATTACATGTAAATTTAATATACATGTTGTATTTATTAACGTCTTCTCTGCCAATTTCTTTCATTTTTTTGAGAGACTCTTCATAACCAAAAGTCATGCATTCATAATTATTAGAAAAAGTTTCTGGCCACTCATAGGGCGGCATGCAAGTATTTGCTACTGATGAGCAAATAATTAAAGATAATAAAATTTTCATCTTGACAAATTCCTTCCTAATCCTATATATTGCTCAGAAATAAATGAAAGGAACACATGACTGACATAACAAAATATAGAAACGTTTCGTTGACTCATGAAACATATAAGATATTAGCTTCGTTATCAAAGGTTTTATTACCTGATGCAAAGTTATCTATATCGAAGACAATTGAATCATTAGCAAACGAGAAAGCAAGAAAGTTAAATGGCAAAGTTAAAACTAAAACAAATACGTAGACACATTTGCCCTACTTGTAAGGGCAATGGGTTTATTAAAATTATAAATGCAGAAGACAGAGAATCGTATGTTCATCAATGTTGGGACTGCGATTCAGAAGGAGAGTTTTATGAAACTGTTGAATCAGATAATCTTATTGGTGACACTGACGATGATGGTAATTATTCTAACAAACTGCACTAATAAGTTTGATGGATACGATCCAACAACAGCTACGTTAAGGTGGATATTTACGTATGATAAAAAATGAATTGAAAAGGACCTCCGTCCATATAATGCCTCGCGCTATTCCCTGTACGGCAACCTGTGACCCCCGTTATGGTAGGGGTAGGTGTGGAGCCTTTGCTCTCCTGCAAGTACGTGCACGGAAACCAGGAGGGTTGTATGATTTCACAATCAGACATTAGTTACATTGCAGGTCTCTTTGATGGTGAGGGTAGTTTACATATTAAAAGAGCTCCTGAAAAAAAGAAAAAACACAAAGGTAAACCGGGTTATAGGATGTCTAACTCTATGCGTATTAGTATGGAGATAGCTATGACCGATGAGCCTGTTATACGTTGGGTTCATGAAACTTTGGGTGTAGGTACCGTAATTAAACGTAATATTAAAGGTAAAACAAAATCAGGTGGTAAGTTTAAAACTCAATGGCGTTGGCGATGTACGTTTAGAGATTGTTATCAAGTGTGCCGTTTGCTTTGGCCCGATGCTAAAGTAAAACTACACAAGATAGAACAAGTCATAGATCATTACTCACCCGAGTATAAAATAGATGGTAATGTGGTTAGCTTAGAACAATACCGAGAGGCTATGAATTTAGAATGAAAAAACTATATAAAGAGTTAAAGAAAAAAGGTGTTATAAATAACAAAGTAAAAAATTCGAGTATTAAACAACACTACATTAGAACGGTTCTAAACTACGATAAGTATGATAATATTGTAGAAGAAATTATAAAAGAAAAGATGAGTGAAAAAGGAGTAAAAAAATGACGGCTGGATATGGAATAGGTATGTTTTTTTATGGTATAGGTTGCCTTTGTATAGGCGCTTTTGTAGCTTATAAAATAATAAACAGAAAATCATCAGAGGAGCGAGAGAACGAGGCGTATTTGAAAGAGTTAAAGAAAAAATTATGATGTCAGATAAAGATTTAGAAGAGTATCACAACATAGGTTTGAAGATCAAAAAGAATAATAAATACAACTATATACAAGGAAAACAGATCACGGACCCCGGATCAGGGACCAGGATTTATGAAGTAAATAATTATAGACTTCCATCAGTGACTACGATATTAGGGGCTACCAAAAATCAACAATTTTTAAAAGACTGGATAGCTAAAAAAGGTGAACAAGAAGCNGAACGAATCAAAAATCATAGTAGTAGGCGGGGAACTGCCATGCACAAATTCTTGGAATCTCATATCACGGGAGTTGGGTACGATGATCTTACAGGGATCGGACAGGAGGCGAAGCCCATGGCCCAAAAAATTATTGAGATCGGCCTTACGCCAGTTGAAGAGTGGTACGGCTCGGAAGTTACATTACATTACCCTGGCCTTTATGCTGGGTCTACTGATTTAGTTTGTTTACATAATGGTATGGAAACGATTGCTGACTTTAAGCAATCAAATAGACCAAAGAAATTAGAATGGATAGAAGATTATTTCTTGCAGATTGCTGCATACGCCATGGCTCATGACTACGTCTATGGCAGTAAAATAAAACAAGGTGTTATAATGATATGCACACCGGACTTATATTATCAAGAGTTTAAATTCCAAGACATTGAGTTAAGAAAGTGGAAACACAAGTTTCTCAAACGATTAGACATGTACCATGAGCTAAAGTTTGATGAAAAAGAAAGCGTAATGAAACAGGGCACTGCTCAAGATTTATTGCGAGAAATGACAAAGGAGAGAAAATGAATGACAAACTTAGAAACGTTCTAAACTGCAGGTATCAAGCAGAGATAGAAGACGCTTTATACAAAATAAGGTGCTATAGTGAGCAGGAATTGATCATACCTGAGCATCCTGACATNACAGGAGAGGTCGATAAGCTANTAATGAAGATAGCCGAAGCCGAAGACAAAATGGCAGTAATGGAGCTACATTATGGCAAAAAAGTGGCAAAGACAGTATTATAGAGTTCTCACAGATAAATTAGACTCGTTGAAAAAAAACATGAAAAAAAAGTGGAATAATGTCCAAAAGAAAAATTATGTAGCAATACCAATGTTTTTAGACGATTTTAGTGGACATTTTAGTGGACATTTTTTAGTCAAGTGGACATTATTTTATGTCCATCTGTGGTGCCTTTCGCGCGCGCCAAAGCTGAATTTTGTATAGCAATTTATCTGTAGAAACCCTATAAGGAGATATGCCTAGGAAAAGAAGAAAAATGTCGTTAACTGATAGATCTACCGATATGCCTTATCCGAGAGTTAGAGTGGAGTGGATTGATTGCATCAGTGACTCTGGCTGGGCTACTGAAAAAGAATTTGATAGAATGAAATTTGCAAAACCTGTCAATGAAGGTTGGTTGTATTCAAAAGACAAAGATTCAATAAAATTATTTGCGTCTTACGATAAAGATGAAGATGGTTTTACGTTTGGGGATCGGACGATGATTCCTCGGGCTTGGGTAAGGAAGATTCAGAAGATTTAGGTGTATCAACAATCTCTTCAGCAGTCCCATTTACAACTTTCATCTTTAAAAGAGACGCGTAGTCGGACAGTATTTGTCTTCGTTTTTCTGCTAATTGTTCTTCTGTCATATCATCTAATTTACCTGTTCTTACTTCTTTTCGGTCTACATATAGGCCACCAACTTTACCTCGGGCTACTTCCATATTTCCAGCGGCAGAAAAAGAATTCTTTTTTAAAGCAGCTTCCTTAATTCTATCAAGCTGTTCTAGATGTTTGTCTAAAGTTACTTCATGCTTTTGTCTGACTTCAGTACGTAGTTCTCCTATGTATTTTACAACAAGAGGTGATTCTTTTGGATTAGTTAACTCAGATCCTTCTCGTCTACATCTGTCCGGACTATAACCTGCTAGTTTTGCAGCCTCACCTTTAGAGCAAGGTTTGCCAGTAGCCGGGTCGCCAAACACTAAGTATTCGGCAAATCTTTTTTGCATGTCGGTAAGTCTTTTAGGTAATCCCATGGTTGACAATTTAAGGGAACAATCCTATAAAGTCAAGGTATGAAAGATAAACGTACATATACAAATGCGAAAGAACATGGAGAAGATATGAGTTATGAAGACGAAGTTTCAATTAAAAATGAAGACAGAGGTGGTTTAGATTTAAGTTATTTGATTGAATCATATAAAAAAGAAATATGGAATTATCAAAAGAGAGAATCTGAACACATTAAAACTCAAAATGAGCTTTTTAATGCAAAGAAGATTATTGAAGAGTTAACGGCAAAGATTGTTGAACAACTTGCACTCATTGCTAAGTTAGAAAAAGCAAGAAACGATCTTGCAGCCGAGTTAAAAAACAAATGAGAGTCTTAGATCTACAAAATTTTTTAAGTGACTTTACATCTAGAAATAAATCTGGTACAGCGCAGGGTAATGCAATTTCAAACGCAGTAATTCTCGTTGAAGTAAATGGACAGTTAAAAGAAATTAGTAAGATGGAAGTACACGAACACGTTGGACCAGTTGTAATAGGTAATTCTAA